GGTCCCGCTAAACTGGGCAGAGCGATTGATACAGCAGTTCGTAAGGTAATTATGGATGAGCGTCGGTCTGGCGGGCTCCTTTATTCAGGACGTTAATTATGGCGCTTGAGCTTTCCCTTGACTTGATTTTAGGTGTTGAAGAAAAGCATAACCATAGAGTGCGGAAATTTGGTTATGGCGATGGTTATGAACAGCTTGCCCCTGATGGTATAAACAGCCTTGTCCGCGAGTACAACATTACTACTATTCCTTTTAGTTCTTCTCAATATGTGACATTCAAATCAGTGCTTGACGCTGTCTGTGTAGGCGATACGTTCCTGATTAAATCTCTACAACCATTTATAAGCACGCTGGACGGCGTTCACTTTCGGTTGGTTGACAATACCTACAGTGTTGAGTATCTACCTGCTGCTAATAAGTATAGATTTTCATTCGGTCTTAGAGAAGCGTTCGTAAATTAGTCGGCATTGTTATGGGAAGGTATTACGACGACAAGGTCTCATTAGCTGGTTTAGATCCTGCCAATCCTTTATTTGGTCCACTTAGACAAGCTGCAGAGGATATTAAGCGAGCCGAAGATGATTTCTATAAAAATCGGGTCGAAGTTTTCAATGAACTAGACTTTGATGATTTTGATGAAAGTGCTTCTAAAGTTGAGGACAAATATGAGGATTTCATTGATATTCCTGTTTACGAATATAGATCAACCTTTGACGACATAAATCCATCCCGAAATGTCGCTACTGGTGCCATAAGGTATGTGCATGACGTGTTTGAGCTTACTGATATTACTGATGGATATGCCACTGGTTTTTTTATTCAATTAGACGATGATGAAGACGGGGCAGTTTATGCGAATGCTGAAAATGTTCTGGCTTATCAACCAGGCAGAGGTAAAGGCGCTATTGACCCTTTGTATCCGGGTTTAAAGGCATTTACTACTACAAGTCTATCCTCGACTGATTTTTATATTGAGGTGGAAGACGATGAAGGCGCATTTATAGCACCCTCTAATAATGTTTTTAAAGGGTTTGGAGAAGTTCCATATGCCTGGCAGGCCAAGGGTCAGTACAGTTCTCGTCAACTCGGAGTGATGAATGCTGCGGGTAAGGCCTACGAGGATCAAGTAAGGCCATTTATTAACGCCTTTGACGCCGCTTTACAGGCGTACAACGATGCAGGGGGAGGTCCGCTAGTTTCTGACACCTATTTTAGTCCTGATCCAGACTTTCCTTGGAAGGATTTTCAGGGAACAAATACTTCTTATAACCGTCCTAAAGACTTGCCAGCAGACTTGATCAAAGAAACCAGAGGGCTTACATAATGGCTGCGCTAACAAGTGATGCTTCTATCGATCTGTTTACGATTGACGTTGGATCATCGATTACAACGAAAAACTGGGCTGGCCCGATAAACATGGTTCCTGCTAACCAAAGTAATGGCAAATCTGTTGCCTACGCGAATATACCTGCTGGAAAACCTGAAGAGCTGGTTACATATCGGCCATTTCATATGAGTGTAAACGGTTTTGAGATTAATGGGTCAAACAAACTTCCACAACCCAAGGTGACGTTCAGCAATATGGATGCAAGTTTTTCTGATCTGAATAAAGACTTTGATGATTTTGTAGGTTTTAGGCTAATTAGAACAAGAACGTATGCAAAGTTTTTAGCCAAGGTTGACGGCATTCCTGTCCCGACTTTTAGTGCTGACGCCCATTTCCAGCCTGACATTTGGATGTTTAACCGAAAAATGGAGGAAAACAACCAATATTGTGTCTATGAACTAGCTTCTATATTTGACGTGGAGGGTATCCGATACCCGCGCAGAAGGATGTATAGCAACTATTGTCCTTTTGTTTACAAGGGGCCTGACTGTTTGAATACTAATAGTAATTTTAATAAGTGTGGAAAAACACTGGCTCAGTGCAAAGAGCGTTTTGGTGATGATGCTGATTTACGATTTGGTGGATTTCCGACCGCACGATAAATATGTCGAAACTACATATTGATATTGCCAAGGCCTGTTTAAAGGAGGGCAATAAAGAGGCTTGTGGCTTTATACAGGGTTCTAAGGTAATTCCCTTAAAAAATATTTCAGATGAACCTGAGACATCTTTTGTTATTGATGCTAGGGATTATTTGACCTATGTCCCTGACATCATTTACCACTCTCATCCAATAGGTGATAATGGTTTTAGTGAACATGATATTACTGTTGCATCGAATTTGAGACTCACGTCTTATGTATATGTTGTTGAAAAAGATCGGTTAGAGCGTTTTTGTCCACAAGCTGGAATAACAATTTTTGAGAATGTCCTAGGCCAATGATGAATATAACTTTTGCTGGTGAGCTTGCACGGCGCTTTGGGGCATCACATAGCTTTGCTGTACGAACTCCCAATGAAGCTATTAGGGTTTTATGTCAGCTAGTTCCAGGTTTTAGGACTTTTCTCACGGGAGCACATGAGCGCGGCATCTTTTTTCAGATAGTCACATCCAATTCTGACGAAGGAATCACATATAGCGATCTTGAGCTTGGATGTAAGTCTTTCACTTTAGTACCGGTAATTACTGGTCATCTTTTTGGATTGGGAGGAAAGGGTGGAGGCTTTTTGGGCATCTTGGCTGGGGTGGCGCTGGTTGCTTTTGCAATGACAGGATTCGGCGCTACTTTCGCGGCGGGCTCTTTTATGGCTGGTGTTCAAACCGCCTCGCTTTCTTTAGGTCTAGGTCTGATATTTACTGGTGTTGCCTCTCTATTTGCTCCAGGGGCACCCACTGGACAAAAAAACATTGCTGAAGGTCGTGATGCAGACGATGCTATTTCAGGGGGTGCTGCTCCAACAGCAGTAAACGGTCAAGCTATACCTTTGCTGTTTGGAGAATATCTAGTTTCAAATATGCCTGTTATTGCCTCTTATATCAAGGACAATGAAGGCTATTTCATGGGGCTTGTTTCTGAAGGTGTTATTACGGGCTATCCATCTAGGGTTGAGGATGATTTATATCTAGATGGTCTTGCTGCTCGCTCTAGTGTTTTAACGAATGTCGAATTAACGGACGGCACTCAAACGACAAAACAGATTCAGAATGTCAAGTCTGCCGGTTTCAGTATTACTGTTGGTGCCCCTTTTAATGCACAGGGAGGTGACTATGACGGTGACGACGACCTAGTTGCCAACACTTCAATAACCAGAACTTTTACGCAAAAAGAAGCAGATACCATCCGCGTTCGACTTTCTGTTGGTCCTTGTTATCAATCTCGAACCAGAAGTGATGCTGACGGTTCAGAACAAAATTATCGTGACTATACAGAGCCTGAAGGAGGTGGAGGTGCTGACAATCCGACGCATATGGTCATCAGGATTTTGGACGGCAACGGGAATGAAATTGCGAATACAGAATCAATTCAACGAATAGTTGACGATTCTGATAATGATCGTGAATTAGCTCCTCTTATCTACGAAGAGCAAACGTCAACCAGATTGCATGAGTACGTCTTCAGATTAGAAGATGCTCCATCCAATGTCCCTAGACCTATAGCATTTCCTATCTCCATACAAGTCTCCAGGGTTGATCGGAGAGGCCCTAGAGGTCCGGTCACGACAACAGGCAGCACCGGCCAGCGTCAATATTCATGGGCTAAGGGCTCTGTTACTTGGGTTTCAGCGGACGTGACATGGGCGGAAAGACTTGTCTATCCGTTTTCATCCTTGCTTGCTCTTAAATTCAGGGCAGGTGAGTTTTCACGTTTTCCAAAAGTCCAAGTACGTTTGAAGGGTATTAAAGTTCCGACATTATCATCCAGTTTAAAAGTCGAGTACGCATACAGTAGTAATCCTGCATATGTACTTTTGGGTTTGCTAACTGACCCACGTTACGGGGCAGGATCAAGGAGTTATAAGATCGGCACTACTGATCATGTTCAAGCCGGAATTCGTATGAATGACATTGATCTTGCATCATTCAGGAAAGCCGCTAAATATTGTTCTGATCATGGAATTACTTTTAATGGTTATGTCAATAAAGATTGTGATGCATTAGAGCTTTTCAGAGGTATTGCTTCTACGTTTCAGGCTCAGATTATTTATGCGGGTGGTTTTATAACCTTAGTTGTTGATGATGAAGTGACTGATGATGGTGATATAAGGATTTACTCCGCGGCAAACACTATAGGTTCTGATTCTGGCGATTCTGCAGCACCGCATTTCACATACGAGGGAACATCACGCAGGGCACGCTCAACGGCGGTTCAAGTGAGCTATGTCGAACCTTCTGATTTTTATCAAGAACGGAAAACGCTTGTCGAAGACCCTGATTTGATTGACCGCTACGGATATAACCTGACCCAAGTAAGGGCATTGGGATGCACCAGTGAAGATCAAGCGCGGCGTATGGGCCGCTACACGCTTGCAAGCAATTCGCTGTCAACCGATACAGTCGCTTTTAGGGTTGGTCCAGACGGGGCTTTACTTTTACCGGGTGATGTATGTCTGATCCTCGATCCACTAAAAACCAACCTTGTATCTGGTGGACGAATTCATTCAGCAGCCGAGAATCAACTTGTTACCGATAGAGAACTCACTAAAAAGGAGTACGCCAACAATTACTTTGTTTATGTTTATGGTCAATCAGGTGTAGCAAAAAAGTATAGAGTTAAAGCTGCTACTACTTCGGGTACTATTACCATCGAAGGCACGTTTGGGACTGATACACCAACCACAAATGATATGTGGGGATTGGTGAAAGAGAAGCCAAATCGTCAATCAGATAAAGAACCGATGTACCGTGTTCAATCTGTTAAAGAAGAAAACGATGGAACTTATTCCGTTGTTGGTATTAAGTATGACAAAACAAAATTCAAGTATGTAAACGGTACAGATTCGTCAACTTTGGAAAGCGGTGGATATAGCCAAGCTTTTGCCAACGCTAGGAAACTCACTGTCAACTCGAAGTCAATCTCGTTCTCACTCCGTACACCTGACTGATGACTGCCAATCCAAACAATTTAATGACTATTACCTGGGACGCCCCCTCTTTCCCTGCATATGCAACATGCGATGCGGTGGTGCCAGGTTTCTTGTTTGGCG